CTTTGAAGTGTTGGTATGCCTTCTGTTGGTTCACTATCCATATACTTACCACATTCACATTCAGCTTCCTTTGCTACCCAAGCACCATCTCTGTAGACTATTGTAGCCTTAGATAGTTCTTTAGTCTTTCCACATTCGCAAGTGTATAATGTCATTTTGTTATCTTTTTATTATTATCTAATAAATAAAAGGACACATCTTTTTGCCTTGCTACGTCATCATTGTAGTCAATCGGTTTGTCGTATTTCATTTCAGCTATTACCATAGCACTTTTTAGATTGTACTCAGTTATAAGGTTGTCGTGCTTACCACCCCAACTAGCTGTAAGTGTTAAATTTTCAGGAATATCATTTATTCTCCTTACCCAATAGTTAAGACTCTTTGTGTATGCCCAAAACTCCACATCTTTATTTTCGTTACAATAGTCAATCCATTTATCAAAATAAGATTGAGAATAAAAGTCGCCTGAAGCGTGTATTCTTACTGACTCACATTTCTTAGGGAGTGGAGGTAAACTATCTTTACTTTGCTCAAGGTTATTCCACCGGCTAGTCCTAACTCCGGGAAACCTTTCTGCACTTGCTGAATAACATTTATAAGCATTACTTTTATTATCCATTTTACCTGTAAGCTTATCCACTTTTACTAGACATTCTTTAGCACTTGGGCAAGTCCACCCTGTCGGTAGATTCCATTCATAAACTATTCCTGAATAGTAAGTTGTTTTTTTAGTAAATCCCATTTCTTATTTCTTTAATTTATCAAGTTCAAACTCTAAATGATTAATAGCTTTCTGTATGCACTCAATCGGAGAGTCGTGTTTCTTTTCAGCTCTTAGTAGATAAGTTACTGCCGTACCTACATTGTAAGATAAGTCAAAATTACTTACAACATCTTTAGCTCTATATCCATTCTTTCCTTTATAGTATTCAGGTATTTTATTTTTCATTTGTTTTTTGTTTTAGTATTTCTTTATATGTTCTGTTTCTATCTTGAGCTAGTCCTCCTGTTCTAGTTTCTACTTTATCCATATTCCAAAAGAACTTCTCTTTTCTTCTATTCTTTATTCTTGATTCTATTATAGTCATAAGAACAACTATGAATAAAAAGATTGCTGTTATAAATCCGAGTATTGTAAATATTATCATTCTGTTAAAAGTCTTAAAAGTTGTGCGCTTGTGTAAATTCTTTCGCTCCCTGCATATTCATTATAGATACAAGTGAAGTTATCTTCTTCCCAAATCCATAAAGAATTGACATTGTTTTTGATGTGTCCTCTTAACACCCACTTGATTGTTTTGTATGTTCTTTCCATTATTCTAATATTAAAGTTATACTCATTCCTTCTTGTTCATCTCCTGCGTCTGATATTATTATCTTCATTTCTTTTAGTTTGTATTGGGGAGGCGACCAAACCCCCCCTCTACTACTCAGGTCTGAAAAATTAAATGCTTTTGTAGGTCTTACCCTATATTTATTATTAATTATTTCCTGAGTATTGTTTATATATCTTTTTTATTCCATCAAAGCAAGTAGCTATACAAGAACCACAATTAGTTCCTGTTCCATAGTTACTTCCATATATTGTGTTATACAATTCTATCATCTTCTTCTTTGCTGTCTGATCTTTAGCTCTACCTGTCTTTAAGTCTTTCCATAAGTCTAAGATTTCTTCTATTATTTCTTCAGGTATATCTGTTCTTGCTTCAACCTTTGTTGTCTTACTCCAATACTTCTGAGGACATTCTTGGTTAGAGATACGAGCTTTAACTTTCATAAAACATAAACACCTTTTACATTGTCCTGAAGGCTTGAAGTAATAAATACATTCCTTACAGATAGCTATTCTATCTTCATAAACATCTTGAGGTACAAAGAACTTATTCACTTAGTATATCCTTTAATTGCACTCTTACTTTATCTATTGTTGTGAACAAGCTGTTTCTACTTATCCCTGTCTTCTTTGCTAATGAATCAAGTGTATTTCCTTCTTCGTAATAGTATAACTCAAAAATCTTCCTATCATACCAAGTAAAACCTTCTAAAGCTTGGTCTATCTTTTCTAGGTTAGTCCATTGATAACTATTTACTATTTCGTTAGGCAGGTTATAAAGATGCTTAGAAGGTATTGTTTCTCCTGTTTCCATTACATCATAAGTAACTGCACTTGTTAGACTATCTATGTGTGTATAATATTTCTTATACTTATAAAAGTAGTTACTTCGTGGACTTGTTAATGCTCGTCTTAATGCTACTGCTCCATATCTTGTAATACCATCTATTCCATCTTTCTCATATATAGTCTTAATTGTTTCAGGATTCATCTGTAAGAAATATAACATCAATTCCTGTACTGCTTCATTGACTTCATTTTCATCAGAGGTTATTCCGTAAGCCATAGCCCTAAACTTATCTGATAGCTTTGATATTTCTAAATAAATGTCAGTCATTAATTGGTTCTATCTTATCAATTTTATCTACTGTATTTTGTACTAACTCATCAAGCACTAATCTGTAAGCTCTTACTATTGCTGAGTTTCCTTTTGTTTCTACTCCTGCAAAGAATCCATTAGTTGCTACTGCTAAATTAATTGGTATTATCATTAGCCAATCCCAAAAGTTTTCTTCCTTTGTTCCTGAACCATAGTTGTTATGATACTCCATAATAATTTGAACAACCTCTAAGTAATTCTCGTATCTACTTTTCGTACTTACTTCTTTTGCGAACTCTAAACACATTGTCATATAAGTTTCTACTATTATTCTGTGTTCATCATTTGCATAAATCGGTTCTGTCATACGCCAAAGATAATAAAAAGGTTACGCAATTCCTTTTTCTTCTTTTAAGTTTTCAACAAGTGATTTGTAATAACTTATCTTTTCTTCATATTCAACCCTAGAAATCTTTAAAGTAGTCCTAGCTAAAAATTGTAATTCCTCTGCTGTTCCTTCTCCATACTTAGAATCTAAAGCTAGACTAAACTTATATTGTTCTCCCCAAGCATAGACATTACACTTCATACATTGTACTTGACAATTCTCCTCATCAAAACGAGTAGATAAATGTTTCCTACTTTGAAAATGTCCGTTCTGCATTCCGTCCTTATATCCTCTAACTATTCCACAAGTGAAGCATTGAATCATTCCGTACTCGTTAGCATCTCTAAGTCTTATGTAAAGACTGAACCACTTATCAAGCTCCTTTTTTAATTTACTTATTGTCTTTTTCAATTCTTATAAGATTTTTGATTAATACTTTAACAATTTGTTCTTGGTCAAATGTACTTCCTTCCCTTACAGCCCTACCTCCATAATAAAAAATACCTCTTAAGTTGTTTATTCTTTCATAGACAATAGCATCATTAAATGCCCATATAATTGCTACAGGATGACCACTACGAACTTGAAGCTGTTGTGCTCGTACAATCTTTCTCATTGAAACTATAACATCATTAGAATCGTCTATACTTCTGTGTACGCCTTTAACTTCTGCGAACCCTATTATCCTACCTTTGTTATATAAAACAGCGTCTATGTGAGCATATTCCTCGTGAGAACCATAAGTCAATTCAAAGTGTTTACAGAACTTTTTTAGAGCATTATTCTGTCTTTCTCTGTTTGCTTTATTTTCGAACTTCATTTCTTGTTTCTTTAGTCTTTCTAGTTGATACCCACTTAGTGCGTCTGTAAACATTCGGTTGAGGAAATCCAAACATCATTTGGAAAGTTCCTATTTCAGGGTTATATAATTTTTCTTTCTTCATTTTAATAATTTTATTGGTTCTTGATAATATGGAACTTCTTTAGGGTTTTGTTTTAATGTCTCTACATTATATGTAGCTACATCTATTCTATCCTTTTTATGAGCCCAAATCCATTTATAAAAATTTCTGATAGTTAAGAATGGTTCATCTTTTCCAAACCTTACAGCTACTCGAAAAGCATCTTCAACCTGATTAAAGGTTATAGGACCCCATCTTTTTTCTCTTATTAAATCAGATGCAAATATTTTACTTAAACTTGCTATTGTTTTGCCATCAGTATTAAATCCTATCGATATTTTTGTTTCAGTAAGCAAGTCATAAACTTTAGGAATAAGCTCCTCTAAATTTTCTTGTTGTAATGGTTTCATAAGTATTCTTTTCCTTTTAAGTATTCATTTAATTGAGCATCTATTTTACTCATTGTCTGAGGTTTCTTTTTTTCTCGTTTCTCCCAAGTTATCACACAAGCCTTCCAATCCTTCATCTTATTGCTTCCTACCATCCAACCTTTAGATTCATAAAAATTAATAAAAGCTTCTGCATCTATATTGTTCTTTCTTTTATCACAATAACCTTCAACTTCAGCTAAAGTAGGTTTACTAAAATGCCCTTTATTATTATATATTATATTATTAGTATTTATAGTATTATTCTTTACAGTTTTCTTTAATAGGGTATTGTGTTTTTCTTTTATACCCCCCTTAAGAATTGTGATATACCTATGTAAGATTTCTTTACCACCTTCTTTATAAGTATAACTTACTTTAATGTAACCATTTTTAACTAATTCACTTATCCAACCTGATATTGCACCCTTGCTTTTACCATAT